CTGGCACCACGTCGAACTTGGCCCGACTCATGTCGTTGGCCTTGTAGGTGCGGCCGGTCGCCTTGTCGAGCATCGGCTTCATCAGCTCGATCGTGCCGGTCTGGTCGGCCTGGTCGATGGTCTTCATCTTGCGGCCGGGCTCGACGAGCAGGTCCTTCGCCATCGACTGCCACACTTCGCCCATGCGCTTGATCGACTTCTTGAAGTTGTCGATGTAGATGAACACCTGCATGTCCAGGCGCTGCTGGATCAATTCGACGGCCTTGCCCGACTGGTTCGGTTGCAGCTGCTCGCCGGCCTGCTGGTTGCCCAGCATGTCCTCGAGCGCGGTGGCGGCCAGCTGGGCCAGGGCGGCCATGACCGGCGGCAGGTTCGGCGCCTTCGTGTACTGCAGCACCGGGATTTGCGCCTGCTGCGTGACCGGGTCCACCACTGAGTTCAGCACCAGGTACGGATACTTCTCGATTACGTCGTCGGCCCACATCTGGGCGTGGCCGGCGATCATTTCCGGCGTGACGATCGGCTTCTCGATGTCGAAGCGCATGGCCATTTCGGCCAGCCACGACTTGATCATGTTGTCGAGCACCTGGGCGTCGCGCGCCAGGCGCACGTGGCCCTGCATGCGCTCGATGCCGTCGACGAACCAGCGCTTGCCGTAGAACGGGATGACCGGGATACAGTTGCCGGCGATGTAGCCCTCGTCCGACAGGATGCGCGCGCCGTTCATCAGCCACTTGTGGACGCGCTTGACCGTGCGGCGCTTCTGGCGAACTTCACGGAAGCCGGTCGCGGTCAGTTCCTCCAGCCGGCCTGGCTCGGCCAGCTCCTCGGCCGTGAGCATCATTTCGTTCGGCTCGTCGTCGTTCAGGGCGATGCCGCGGAAGTAGTGCACCAGTTCGGACTTTTCCTCGACCTCGTAGACCTCGGCCACCCACACGACATCGGGCGTGGCCCAATCGAATTCGGCCTGGCTGACATCCTTCGGCCAGCTGGCCGGGCTGTCGCCGTATTCTTCGGTGTAGTCGGCCGGCGACATCGAGTTGAGCACGTAGCATCGCTTCGCGTCGGCCTTGTCGTAGCGCTTACCGTCCAGGCTGAAGAACACGCAGGTGTCGGCCTCGTAGATCGGCTCGATGGCGATGCGCTGGCGGTCGTCCTCGTCGTCGTCCTCGTCTTCGTACCTGGCGCGCAGGCGGATCGCGCCCATGCCGCCGCTGGTGCCTTCCTCGAAGCAGTTGTCGTAGGCTTCCTGGGCGCCGCTGTCCTGCTCGTCGGCGCGGAACAGGCCCTTGCAACTGTCGGCCAGCTCGTCGGCGTCGCTGCCGTCCTTCGGGATGAAGTCGACCGTGATGCGGTTGTTGCGGTACTCGTTGACCACGCGCAGCACGGCCAAATGCGTTTTGTTAAATTCAAAACGTGGCTTGTTTGCAAAAGCATCGCCGGCCGGGCCTTCCCATTGCGCGCCGGGGAGCGAGTAGAAGCGACGGTCGCTCAAGCACTGGATGCGCACGTCGCGGGTGGCGCCCTGGATCTTGTCGAAGTCACGGCGGAAGAATGCGTGCTTGGCCGCGTGGCGCTCGTCCTTGCTGGGTCGGCTCATGGCTGAGACCTTTCGGAGAAATAATTTCCGATAGTCTACAGCTATGAATTTCAGCGGGGAAATAGAATCGGCTACCTGCGCCGGAATGCCGAGGCGGTCGGGATCGGCGTCGAAGCCTGGGGCGTCACCGCCGGCGCGGCCTGGACGTTGCTGATCGCGTCGAACATCGGATCCAGTTGGTCATCGTGCGCACCACCAGGGAACGTCGAGGCCTCGGCCAGCAGGTCGGACAACCACGGCGCATCCTGGGGCAGCAGCACGTTGCCGCTTTCGATGAATGGCGCCGCATCGTAGCCGCGCGACAACTTGTCCTTGTTGCGCTGGACCGGGATGATGGCCACGCCCTCGCGACGCAGGGTCTGGATGAGCCCGGTGCCGCTCACCTTGTCCTCGACGATCATGGCGCGCAGCGGCGCCAGGGTGGAGGCCTTGTGCTTGTGCCAGAACGCCCGGGCCTGCACCAGCAGCTCGGGCGCCTCCCACTTCCCGCGGATCTGGTCCAGCAGCACGGCCTGACCCACGGTCGACCGGCCCCAGCACTGGAACACCGAGTAGTCGTTCTCCTCGCCCGTCTTCTGCGCGGTGTCGGCGTGGATGGTGCGGAACTCCAGCGGGGGCAGGGCGGTGTAGTAGCGGAACCAGGCCTCCTTGAGGATGCCACCACCACGCGGCGCCGGGCGCTGCTGCAGCTGGCCGGCCGTGCCGTAGGTGCCGAGCACCATTTCCAGTTCCCGCACCTGCTTCTCGCCGAAGCGCTCGGGGAACATCAGCTCGCCCTCGACCTTGCGCGGGTCGGTCCAGCCGATGGCCGTGGTGCAGCGCCGCGCCGGCTCGAACCGCATCGGGATGCACAGGTGGACGTAGGGCAGACCCATGTCGGCAATGACGCCTGACACATCCTTCTCGTTCAGGCGCTGCATCACCACCACGATGGCCGACTTGTCGTTGTTCACGCGGGTGGGCAGCGTCTCGGTGAATGCCAGTCGCGCCTCCTCGAGCGCCGCGGGCGAGTTCGCGCTGTCGGCGCTGATCGGGTCATCCAGGATCACGCGGTCGCCACGCACACCGGTCATGGACGTGAACGCCCGCGCCTGACGAAAGCCCTTCTTCGTGTTCCCGAACTCGCGCTTGCCGTTCAGGTCGCTGGCCATGGCGATGGGCCACAGCTCCTGATACCACTCGGACGTGATCAGGTCACGGCACTTGCGGTTGTCGCGGATGGCCAGCGTCTCTTCGTGGGCGGTACCGACGAAGCGCTGCTCGGGCATGCCGCGCGGCCCCCACTCCCAGGCTGGCCAGATCACGCCGGTGAGCAAGGACTTCATTGACCCGGGCGGCACGTTCATCAGCAGGCGCAGGATACGGCCATCGGTGACGGCTTCCAGGTGCATGCAGATGGCGTCGAGTGCCCAACCCCACTTCAGCTCGGCGGCAGGCTCCAGCACGTGCCAGGCACGCCGTGCGAACTCGGCCAGCGAGCGCTTACATAGCTCGCGCTCGACCGCCTGCAGGTCAGCGTGGCTCAGCTGCATCTTTGGCCTTCATGATCGCGTTCAGGATGTCGGTGGACAAACCGGCCACGTCGAGCGTCGACTTTGTTTCGAGCGGCCCGCCGCCGTCGCCGGTCAGTTGCATCTTGTCGCCGTAGCGCTTCGGGTCCCACTTGGCCAGCAGCTTCAGGCGCGTCTCGATGCGCAGCTTGGAGCGGCTGATCCATTCGGTGTTTGCGCGGGCGCCACTCTCGCCATAGACCGTGTCGCTGCTGATCTCATCGGCGATGTCCAGGCAATCGGCCGCGATCTGGTCGAACCCTTCCTCGCGTGCGCGCGCGAAGTCGGCGGAAAAGGTGGCGTGCACAGCCTTCCAGTCGCTCACCGTGCGCACTGCGGGCATGTTGTCGTCTTTGCAAATCTGAGCAAGCGGCTCCCCGTTCGCCAGGCGTTCGCAAATCTCGTCGGCGGCCTCCTGAGTGAACAGGCTCGGGCGCCCCTGCTGCTTCGGCGGCTCGGGTGGCGCCTCCGCCTCCTTCTTCTTGCGCGGTGCCATATCAATTCTCTGTGGAAATAATCACGATGATGCCACTGATCATCTATCCAGTGGAAGCCGAATCCGCTTGCCAGCCTCGGTCATATGGCCGGCGGCGATGTTCTGGCGCCGCTGCTCTTCGGCGGGCATCTGAAGCCACGGGTTCGGGCGCCAGTTGCCGTCGATGTCGAAGATGCCCCAGCACACGCGGAGCAGGCGCCGATCGGCTGCGGCCTTCTCGTCGTCGGTCACAGTGCGCGCCTCGGGGCGTCGCCGAAGAGGGCGGCCACGAGCGGATCGCGCCCAATAGCTGCGGGCTTCACTTGTGGCAACGACCACACGCGGCCGATCCTACCGGCGACAACGCCGCGCCGGTCGGCGAAGCTTATGACCTTGCCATCCTCCTCAAGGCACAGCAGAGCGCGGTAGACGGCTTGCTCCTCCTCCTTCGCGAGAGCAGCGGAAAGCTGCCGGGTGGTGCGCGAACCCAGCGTCAGCTCATGGAGGAGCATCTGCTTCAGTGCCCTGGTGCGCGGCGAGCACTCTCTGATGATGGGCGCCGTCATGCAGCCTCCAATGCGATCTCGCGTTGCACGCTGGTCGAATTGATGCGGTGGCGCACGCGGCGCTCGACTTCCCGGCATGCGCGCTCCACGTCGATGGCGCGCACGTTCTCGAGCTGGGCGTCGTGGCACAGCAGGCCTTCGCGGATCGCGTTCAGCTCGTCGCCCTTGAGGATGACGCGCTCGGTCTTGACGATTCGCTTGCCGACTTCCAGCAGAGCGTCGCGCGCGGCGATGGTGATGGCCCGGTACTCGTTGCCGATTCCCTGCTCGCACATCACGTTCGCCATGTTGGCGGCGCCCACCAGTTCATCCCACTGCTCGCGCGTGCCGCGTCCCTGCGCCATCTCGGCGAGCGCGCAATGGTTGCGAATCTGGATGGTGCGTAGGTGCTCGGCATGGTCGCCGCTCATGCCGCCGAAGATGGTCGACAGCACGTTGCGGGCGACGTACTTCGGGACGTATTTCTTGTTGCGTTTCGGCTTCATGGTAGAGTGATCTTTCTTATAACTTTATTGGAGATACCAATGCCCATTAACTGGCAAATGCTTGATGCGCTTGACGCTCTGCTCAAAAAAGATGGTGTTTCGGATGACACCAAGGTGCTGATCCAGGCTTTCCGTGATCACGCGAAGGACGTTGAGGACCGCCTGAAGGAACTCGAAAAACTGACGCAGCCGATGAGAGCAAAGGCGATGCTGAACTGAGATCGCTCATAGGGGCGATTCCTTCATTTTCTTGAGCTGGGCGCGGAAATCCGCTTTCATGGCCAGCAGTTCGGGGATCGTCCAGGCGCCGCCTGCCTGGTCGCATTCGAGCGCGTCGACGGCGGCCAGGCCGATGCGCTGGATCAGGCCCAGGCGGTAGTCGGCCGCATTGCCGGCGCGGTAGCGGTTGCACTTTTTGCACTGGCCATGGGCGTTGCGCAGGTCGAAGCGCAGGTGTGGCGCGCTGCCCCGGCTCCGGTAATGGCCGCAGTCGTAGCCGCCGCCGGGCTGGTCGGCCAACGTGGCCAGCACCGTGGGACAGCTGATGCAGACCTGATCCCGGTCGCGGTAGCGCACCAGGGCGTTGAAGGCCACCTGCGTGTCGGCGATGTGGTCGCCGCGCGTCTTCACGGCCTGGCGTCGCTCGCGGGTCTGCTTTGCGTCCAGGCGCTTACGCTCGGCTGCCGAGTGCACGGCTGCGCAGTCGGCGCCGCACACCTTGTGGCTGATGTTCCTCGGCTGGAAGCGGTTGGCGCAGCCCTTGACGGCGCACTTGCGGGTGCGGCGGGCTGGCGTAGCGGCGCGGGTGAGGGCAGTGCGGATCATTCGTTTCATTCCTGGTGGTTACCGCCCGGGCTGGCCGGGCGGGGTGGCGCTGTTACGGCTTGTCGTAGTCGACGCTGTCGTCGGCGAGCGGATCGACTGGGTCAGGGCGCTCACGGAGCGTCAGGCGCTCGCCGCGCAGCACGCGGTAGGTGTTGATAGCGGCCTTCTCGATGTCGCCGCCGTCGATCGACACCTGGTAGCTGAAGGTTTCGGCGATCTCAGCGTCGGTCGGCGCTGGCGTGCCCTCCATGTGCTTCTGGTACGCCGCAGCCGCATCCAGCACGCCGCGCGGGCCGCTGACGCCCGGCGTGCTCAGAGCCATCTGCAACGCCTGGAGGCGACGGCTCTCGGCCGCGTAGTCGTGGCCAGGCGCGGCGGCCAGGCTCTTCGCCTCGCAGGCATCCTTCTCGGCCTTCTTGGCCTGCTCGACCTGGTACGGCATCCAGTGCCAGGATGGGAAGCAGCCCGGCTCCTGCTCTGGATCCGCGTGCGTGACGTCTTCCCTCATGCAGCAGTCAGTGTCCAGGCCGTCCAGGCCGAACACGTACAGGTTGACGAGGAAATCGCCGTGAACTCGCGTGACGATGGCAGACCGGCTTTCGCCGTCGGCGCCGCGGTACCAGACGATGCGGCCGAGGGTCGGTTTGATGTGGGTAGTGCTCATGCTGCTCCTTCAGGTTGTTGTCGAGGCCGCAACCCGGCCTCTCGGTGCGCTCGCGCGCGAATCGTTGCCCTGGTGCTGCGCCAAATACGCCTGCCTCTCGCCGATCTGCCCGCGCGGCGCCGGCTTGAACAGCACGGTCGGCGGCGAGTCGGCGCGGACGTAGACCTCGTCGCCGACGCACCAGCCGAGGCCGTGGGCGGCCTGCTGGTCGTGGCCCTTCGTGGTGAAGCGGGCGCACATGGCGCAGGGTTCGTGGGCGCGGCTCATCGCACGACCCGCAGGCCAGGCGTGGCGCCGTTGCGCCGGAAGTCGGCCCAGCTGAAGTCGCACACGAAAGCGTTCTCGTAGAGGCGGCTGTGCACGCGCTCGCCCACGTAGCGGGCCAGGTTGTCGAACGGCTGGTTGCTGATGACGATCACCGGCTTGGCCTCGTTGTAGCGGCGGTTGATGATCTCGGTGAGCAGCAGGTTGGCGTTGTCCGTGTTGCGGATGGCGTCGATCTCGTCGAGGATCAGCACGTCGTACTGCGCGAAGCGCATGATCTCGGCTTCCTCGCTCTTGCCCTCGCGGCCGTAGGTGGCCTGGATTTCGCTGATCATGCCGGCGGCGGTGATGTAGCGGATCGAGCGCGAGGCCTTGGCCATGAGGGATTGCGCCAGCTGGCAGGCCAGCAGGGTCTTGCCGGTGCCGGTGGTGCCGATCATCACGAGCGCTGCCCAGGCCGGCTCACGCAGGATGAAGTCGCGGTACAGCTGCACGGTGCGCAGCACGGCGCGCTGTTCGTCGGTGCCGGCGGCGAAGCGCTGGCCGACGTACTTGGCCGGGATGGTGGCGGCGCGCATCAGGTCCGTGGTGCAGGCAGCCATCCAGCGTTCGCGGGTGTCGCGGGCCATCGTCGCTTCCAGGCAGCGCGGGCAGTGCCAAGCGGCGCCGGCGCGGGTCAGGACCTCGGCGGGGCCGTGCTGCTCGCATTCACCGGCCAGCATCGCCAGGCGGGCGCCGAAGCCGGCCACGAGGCTGCCGACAGGTTGCAGGGTGTCGTCGCTCATATCTCGATTTCCTCGTCAGGGTCAGGCATGGTGATGCCGTGGCGTTGCATGCTTTCGGCCATCGCGCGCTGGTCGCCGGAGCGGTCCAAGTGCGAGAAGTTGAACTTTTCGTTGACGGCGCCAGGGCGGGCAGCGGTACGGCGATCACCTGGCGGGGCCAGCAGGCGCTCGACGATGGGGGCCAGGTACTGCGGCGGGATCGTCGCGTCGCCCTTGTGCTCCCTGGCGATGCGCACGGCCTCGGCCAGCAGTTCGACCGACACGCCGCGATCAGCCCAGCCGATGACGATGGGGTTCGTCGACAGGGCGGACACGCCGAGCGGGCGCAGGGCCAGGGTCAGGACCAGGGCAGGGCAGGTAGGGGCAGGCAGGTCTTGACGAGCAGGCAGAGGCGCCGCCTGTGGCGAGTCGAGGTCGTCAGGCAGGGGATCGCCACCGCCCGCCGGCGCGCACGCGTCGGTGGTGGTTTTGTCTTTCTCTGCTTCTTCTCTTCTCTTATCTTCTCTAGGTAACGCACCAGTAACGGTGGCATCCGATTTTGGTAACGCTGCATGCGTTACCTTTGCGTTACCTTTGTAATTAGCAACACGTTTTGCGGTCTGCGCGCGCTGCTTTGCCGAGGCGCCGTTGTGCTCATCGAAGCGGGAGACGGTAACGCTGTCACCGTTATCGCTGAGCCAGCCGACCGTTACCAGGGCGTTACCGAGGCCGGTGATTCCAGTCTTGCGGTCGATTGCGCGGAGGGTCATGCCGTGTAGCAGGCCATCAGACGAGTGCTCGTCGGCGGTAGCCCACAGCCAGTACAGGCCGCCAATGACGGCAGCTTCGTGTTGGTCGGTGAGGTCGCACAACTGCGAGACGCGCGGGTCGTCCCACAGGTTGGTGCGCATTTTGATCCATTCGCCGGCCACGGTCAGTGCCCCTTCTCGATGAGTGGGAGCTGACGCGGATCGGTCTTGTCCAGGATGTAGATAACGGTGCGCTTCGGCGCGGCCAGCACCTGGTCGCAGTCAGGATCGCCGGCGGCCATGGCGATGGCAGCAGCACGGAAGCAGACGCTCGCGCGCTGGCCCATGAACAGGCAGCCGTCGCAGTTGCCGAAGTTCGGCGCCTGGACGGCCTTGATGCGGAGGGTAGTAGGGTCGATGGGAGCGGCGGTGTCGCCTTCCCATTTTGGGCTGAGGATGTTGGTCGTCATGGCTGGCCCGCTTCGTCGCAAACCTTGCGAAGTTGCTGCCGGGCCCAGTATTCCGCGCGTTGTTTCTCGGGGTTGCTTTTGTCGGCAATGGCCGCTTTGTCCGCTGGCCGCCAGATGTGTTTCGCGTGGTACGCGATCTTCTCGTCGGGGGTTGCGGGTCGGAATTGGTCGTTCATATTTACGTGCCTCAGGTTGACTGCATGACTTGGTCGATTTCCCATGCGCCTCCTGCATCAAAGACGCATACGAAGGTGCGAGCGTGCGGCGTAGTTCGCGCGGCCCGGCAGCAACATGGCCATGTTCTGGCCAGCGCCGGGACGTTCCCCCTGCTGAGGTCGGCGGCTACCATTGCGTTCAGCAAGCCAGCCCTTCATGAGGTCTCGCAGCTTCTTGCTCTGCGGGATGTCTTCCGCCTGGCACTCGGCGCTGAACTGCACGAACTCATCAGCGTTGAGCAGGGTCTTCACTACGATGTCGCGTGGGGTTTTCATGGGTTTTCCTTTTAGTTCGTGAATCAGGATTTCGGGTACTGCTGATAAATGGACTGCGGGCAACTTTTCGGGCAAACGAAAAGCCGCCGGATCAGGGCGGCTGCGCTACCTCTGTCGAGCGGTCGGCGAGCTCGGGCCAGATGCGCTGCCAGTCATCGGGGAACATTTCGCGCCGGGTGACCAAACCGCTGGTCGCAGCTTCGATCGCTGCGCCGTACACAACTGGGATTGGTCGAGTTCCGTCGGCCCAGCGACTTACGTCTGGGGCGTGCGCGCCAATGGCCTTCGCCAGTGCCGCCTGACGGCCGCGCTCTTGAGAGAGGTAGGTTTTGATGTCCATGAAGACAGAATATAGCGAATCGCTAAATGTCGTCAATAGCGAATCGCATATTTCAATGTTTAGCGCGATGCTATTAAATGCTCGGATGCAAACAAATGATGAAATTCGACGCGAGAACCTCGCGGTGGCGATCAAGCGTATGGGCACGGCCGCGAAGCTCGCAGAAGCTGCCAAAACTTCGGCCGCCTACCTGAGCCAGATCAGGAACCGGACGCCAGACAGCAAGTCGGGCACCCCGAAGACGATGGGCGACGACATGGCCCGACGAATCGAAGCGGCAATCGGCGAGCCGCATGGCTGGATGGATAAGTCGCACCTATTTCAGGGAGCAGCAGAGAGGCCGGTGGCGTCTTCGCAGCCCTTCGACGAGAACGTCTCTCCTGCACCTATGGGAACACGGCCGATCCCGGTGATCTCATCTATACAAGCGGGAGCACTCAGGGATATCGAAAACCCTTATGAGCCTGGTGATGGTTACGCAGTGGAGTTCACGGACGACGCGTCGTTGTCGCGCTGGGCTTTTTGTCTGGACGTTGAAGGTTTCTCGATGGCGCCCCGGTTCAATCCTGGCGACAGACTCTTCGTTGACCCGGAGCGATCCCCGAGTCCTGGCAACTTTGTCGTTGCTCGCAACGGGAGCAACCAAGCAACTTTTAAGAAATATCGCCCTCGCGGCATAGACGCAAATGGGAATGAGATATTTGAGCTGGTCCCGCTTAATGACGACTTTCCGACATTGCGCAGCGATCAGGAAAAGCTGATTGTTTTAGGTGTGGTGACAGAAGTTAAGCAAAGACTTGTTTGAGGCGGAGCAGCACGTTATTTCGCTACGATAGGAATGAAATGAAAAAAATAATAGTTTCAATATTGCTGGTCGCTGCTGCTTTCGGTGCGTCTGCTCAGCAAGACATGCCTATTGAGCAGCGGCAGAAACTAGCAAGCATCGAAAAGGCGCTGGCGGCGTTGGACAAACTTAAGGCCATGTCCAACGAAATTAGCGAGGCAAAACGTCAAGAATGCTTGTTGGCATTCGGGCATACGAAATTTTGTGGATGTCTTGCTGATAAGGCGCCTATAGCCTTGACCTTTCAGCAGTACATTTCGGTTGTCACTCACTCTAAAGAGGAGAATAAATATTCGGCTCTTAGTAAGGATAATAAAAAAATATATGATCTAGCCCTAACTGCGCGCGATCAGTGTGTTCGAAGTCTTTAAAAATAATCCCCGCCCATGGTGGCGCGGGCAGGGCGCGGCCGGCGCCAGGATGCGCGGGCCTGACGAGTTCCCAACCTACGAACCCATCCATTCTGCAATCAATTGCACGCGGCTGAGCTAGCGCAACACGCCGCGTAGCGTCCCTGCTACGCTTGCTGTCATACGGCAGGTGCTACATAACGGTCCGTTTACGTCCAGAGAAGTACGAACGCAAGCGTTTTGTTGTACACTACTTCCATGTTCCAACAGCTCTCACCCTCCGAGAGGCAGTACCGGGAACCTGTCAATCTGCCGAAGTTATCCACAGCGACAACATTGTCGCTATGTCGCTTTGCGCCGCATGTTTTACTTGCCTCATCTTCTGAAGCAATATCCCGCAGCATGGGGAGCCTCCACGAATGGAGATTATGATGTCATTATTGGAAATCCGCACTCTTACCGCATTCGGTCGCCTGGCGCAAGGAAGTGCCCGCCGCGACCTTCGCCTTTTACGGGCAATACAATCCACTCTTGATGCTCTTGATATTGTCGAACGTCATTTGTATCAAATGAATCAGGACGCCGAGCAATTCATTCAAAAGCTGCGAGTTAGTGCACCACCAAAATCTGATGATATGGATATGGTGAACCTGTTTGAGAATGCTCGCGACAGTGTCGGACGAATGCATGAAATTTTTTGCGCAAAGCATCTAGCAGCAGTTAGTGATCCAGCTCTGACCGATGAGGATGGAGTTGTCGAGAGTTATGCGCGCTTGTCGACCGAAGCAGCAATTCTCCATGATCGCCTTAATACTTTAGCGTGGCTTATTGGTGAGCATGAGGCTGATCAAGAGCATCCGCTGAGTGGATCGTATGCGAATGCAGAAGACTTGTTTGCAGCGCTGGGTGTTTAATTGCCGCCTTACAGTCCGCAAATCCGTCAGGTCAACTTTTTGCCACGCTTTCAAAGGGAACTGAAGGGGCTACCGCCTGATATTTTGAGAGAGGCCAAGTTAGCGATAGCTGATTTATACAAGGTGCCGATCCCGACGACACGAAGGCTTCATGCGCTGCATGGGTATAAGAATCCGAAAGTATTCACCATTGATGTGACGTCAAACCACTCGTACAAGATTTCGCTGGAAATCAACGGCGATACGGCAACCCTACGACGTGTGGCAACGCACAAGTCACTAGATAACTGCGCCTAGTATCCCGCGCCCTTGGCGCCAGCCGGTCTTTCCGGCGAAGCAAAGCAACTAAGACGGTTCGCACCCGTACAGCCCGCCTCGAGCGGGCTTTTTTTCGTCGGTACGATACAAGCGACGTGTAGTGTGACGAAAGAATTTAGCGCAACGCTACATATTTCCCTTGACGCAGTTTAGCGATTCGCTATAAAGTATCTCCATCGAAACGAGCTCAGCACCGCTGGGCCGAACTGGAGAGCGAGATGAGCAAAACGAACGGCGGCGCAGCATTCCCTGACCCGGGCCGCGCCCAGTCCGCGAAGCAGCGCGCGCAGCTGACCGAGACCGGCATGTCGCTGCGCGACTACTTCGCGGCAAAGGCTCTGCAAGGCTTGTACGCAGGTGGTAAGGCAAACGAGCATGCATCCGACGCCACCCTGGCGAAGTGGTCCTACGCCATGGCCGACGCCATGCTGGCCGCCCGGAGCGCCCCATGACCCGCCTCCCCATCCACCAGCAGCCGAAAGTCTCCAGCGCCTACCGCCTGCTGACGAGCTACCTGCACGACGGCCTGCTGCTCGACCTGTACGGCGAGTTCGACGCGG